AGTGGTCTTATTCCTAGTCTGTCTAGTAGGAGAGATGCTCCCATTTCTGCTACTAGTTCTTCTTTTGAATAGTTCTCTTCATTCCTTTCTTCTAGTCTCTTGAGACGTAGTTGGTGCCCTGTCGAATGGACTACTTCGTGTGCGTATGTTGCACACCATCCGATATCGCTTTTAAACGATTCTTTTGGTGGCATTGTGATTGAGTCTTCTCCTCTCATGTAGAATGCTGCATCTCCGTTGTGGTGTACCTTGATTTTGTGTTGTTGGATATATGGGTCTATCCAGCCTTCTATTGCTGATACACATTGAGAGTCTTCTATTGTTTTGTTTGCGAATAGTTCAGGTTTGTCGAATTGTCCTGGGAACTCCACCCATGAGAACTGATCTGCATTGTACAGTTCAATTACTTTCAGGATGAAGGTTCTTTTAGGAGATCCATTCTTTGGTTTTAGTTTGTGCCACTCCTGTTTGCCGTCTGTGATAGTGATCCAGTTAGTGATCCACGTAAAGATGTTTGTGCTGTTGTATATATCACTTTTTTTTAGGGTTCCTCCCATCTTCTTTGCTGCGTGTTCTGTTAGCCATGATACAGAGTCGTAGTGGTTGTCTCTTTGGGCAATGCTCAAGAAGAAGTTATTCATGGGATTGTATTCTTTTCCCATGACATTTCTTGGCCGTAACGCCGTTGGCATCCATGGTCTTACCCATGTGGATACCTGTTCACTTTCTAGTTCTTTGATTACCATTTCGGTTAGCAGTTTTGCTGCTTCTGCTGTTGTCACTCCTCCACCTTTCTGTATCCCAGTTTTATTGCTATGTCTAAGTATTCTATATGGCTTAAGAATGGCTTGCTTTTTGTCCTTTCCTTGCATTCTCTCAACCACTCCTGTTTTCGAAAGTCTGGCTCTTTAGGCTTTGCCCTGCCCATAGCAGATTTTCCTTGCTCTCTTTTGAGTTCGTCTTTCATTGTTGTTTATTTTCTTCTTTGCTTTGTTTCAACCTTGCTTTGCGTTTGGGTTCTGGGCTACAGAAAGGAGGGTATTGGTGAGGGAGCCTCTTTGGTGTGCAGTTATCTCCGTCCTTGGTTTTTTCACTTTTCATTATTGACACCATGCTTCTTCTTCTTCTTGTGAGAAAAAAGAAATGAAATCAATTCGTATTGCCATTACTCTTCCAGAATGACTGTCAGTCTTTATTGAAACTGGGTAAGATCCGTCGCCGTATCCAGTATTTATTGCAATACCTGTTCCCCTTCCTAATGGTTGAGAATGATTTCCTTCTTTATGTAATTTACTACAAAAGTCATCCCAATCGGTAACTCTGTTTGTAGCGTCGTCTCCAAGGATGTAGCATGGGTCTCCAACCCAGCATAATCCTGCGTCAACGGACATTTCTCCTATTTTTTCCCATCCCATTAGTCACTCCTCTCTTTCTTCTTTCGATGTAATTTAGTAGCAATTTCTGCTCGTCGCCTCCTGTACTCGATAAACTCGGGATCATCTTTGAATATGTCATGTGTTGGTCCGAGCCAATCCTCTTCGTGTGGGGCACAATCGTCCATTGTTCTGTCATTGGATCTGATCTGGTCCCAGTGTTTTTCGAATCTGGACACGAAGTCCTCCTTTCATGTTTCCCCCAAGCACGGTCAGGGCGGGTAAGTCAACCCCAATGTTGCGTAGGATTTGCCGAGGAGCCACTGCACCGCAAGGCAAAGACAAGCAAAGATTGGGGTTTACTCCCGGCATGACCGTGCTAGGGATCAGGAAACTGGAAGGAGGCGGAGTTGTTCAGTGAGATAGTCACTGGGCCAGTCAGACTCAATGACGAAACCATGGTGTATTGTTGCCCCACCGTAATATGATAGTGATCGGCTCAACTATGATATGTTTATAGATTATATCGGTTTCCTGGGTACAGGAGGTGACGAGCAGATTTTGTGGTGCCGTTCACTCTCCCTGTGGTTGGTGTTCAAAGGGGATCGAGTGCCGTCAGGCACCCCGTTTGTTGTTGTTTTGCTGCCTCGACCGAGCAAAGCGAGGCTAGTCCCCGTAGGGGATCGAGGATGGCACGAGTGCTTGCACACCTTAGCCTGGGACGGTAGCAATCAAAAAAAACCCCGAACCACCAATGAAGGTGGCTCGGGGAGTCGAAGCGAGGTAGGTGTACCTTACTTCTTGGCCTTGGAGTCGGCGGCTGCCTTGGCTTCGGCTTCGGCTTCAGCGTTGGCTTCGGCTTCAGCGTTGGCTGCGGCTTCGGCTTCGGCCTTTGCTGCGGCTTCGGCTTCGGCCTTGGCTGTGGCGATCAGTCCGACGAGGTGTCGATACGCATTAGCCTCGGTGGGGTTTGTGCCGTCGATTACGACTACCTGAGTCACAGGCATTTGAGTCGCACCCTCGGCGTAGGCGACGGACTCTTTCAGTGTGGCTTCGTACTGGCTGCTGGCTGCTGGTCCAGACTTGGGATCCTCTCCGTTTTTCAGTTGGATGTCCCTTTTCGTGCAATCGCCTGCGATGCAACCGATGTTGATGCCAGCCATCTCGAAGTCTGCGTGAGACAGCGGTCCGAATATTACACCGGGATTCTTGGTGTAGTTGTTGTCCACGATGGATACCGTGGATCCTTTCAGCGTGTGTCCTGCGGTGCTTGCGATGGCGAACACTGTCCGCAGGTCCATTGGTGCCGTGTTACTGTAGAGGCACAGCAGTAGAATGTGATTTTGCATTTGATTGGTCCTTTCTGAGAACCTTTTGTTTCTGTGACGGCGTGGACTCCCAAGATGCCCGAACCGTGTTAACTGTGGAACAACGCACCGTGCGCTGCCCCCTCTCTCTCGATCAGGTTGAAATACACAGTACATCTCAGGCTGTCATAGTATTTTTCAAAGTTTTGACCATGTTGCCCGTCAAAAGTTTTCAAAATACTTCATTGACAGACTGAGATCCAAACCTACAGGGTGTTGAAAAACGAAGGAGCGTCTATTGGGGCGGTGCTTGCACCTTGCCCCAATCATGAATATGCGAGGCCTTGGTGGTCGTTTTTCAGCACCATATGGTCGGCTTGCCGACCCAAGAAGGAGGGCTTTGTCCGTCCGAAGGACAGCCCGACGAGTACAGTTGGCTTGGTGCTGGGTATGAATCCACGGCATAAGACCCAGTAATTTACTAGAGATTAAAGCGGGCATTCATAATCGAGAGAGAATCCTGAGGACGAAGAGTTCTGAGGTTTTTAGTCAAACGCCCCCTCGGAACGGGGGGCGTTTGGACAATGCGACCGAATAGGGAGTATTGTGCCCCGGTTCTTTGTTTTGGTCTTAGGAACTTTTGTCCGCCGACGTAGGAGGCAAGTTCATCAGGCCCAAAGAAAGAATGCCCGGAAAAGACGAGTAAGCATTTGGAGTAAGAGGCTCCAAATGTTCCTCCTGCGTCTCGTCTTTTCCGGGCAGGGGCCAAAAACCCGTTTCGTCGGTGGTCGAGAGGGGTGAGAGGCTCAGGGCTTTGACCCGCCCCACTGGACGGTCAAAGTTCAAGCATCTCGCACATCTCGGCCTCCGATCAGTACGATTGAGTGCCGAACCTAGCCCCAAAAAGGGGTCCAGCACCTTTGCTGGTGCGGTCCAGCGGCACCGCTGGTGGGTCCAGCAGACTGCTGGGAGCGGTGTGCGGCGATACGCACCTCAGCAATATGTGTGACCTTATAACCACCTGGATTCGAACAGAACCCGGAGAGGTTTTGTTATTCCAACCTGTACTCACCAGCATCCCAAGCAAACACTCACGACCCTTTTGCGGTATAACCACAAATGATCCTTTTATCCACTAACCATAGGGACGTAGATATTCATGTTGTGTCGGATTGTGGTCGTGTGCCTAATAATGCTGGATGTAACCGCTCCGTCGTGTTTTGTGGGTCACGCCATTAGAGTTATGAAGTGATGGGGGTGGGTGGCCCCCCGTGGGCCTTGTCGCTGATTTGTATATATATCCCGCATCCACGATGATTACTATAAACTCAGGGGTTAGCCATAGAAAAACCGCCCCCCAGGTTTGGGTCTAGGGGACGGCAGACAAAAGGGGTCAGATTAGTCAACCTCAATACTGATTAGTTGTGGTCCATTTTCGCCCATATCGACGATTTCGAGGTTTAGGTAATAATGCTCCCATGCTTCTTCTTCATCAAGTCCTCGTTCCATTAGTTTATCAATAATCATATTAGTGGAGTATAGTGCGACGGCATTTTTTCCGCACTGTGTGGATGTTCCAATGAGGCAGTCGTCGAATCCTGCGATAATGACTGCATCTGGATTTTTCTCAATTAGAGTTTCTATTACGGAGTGAGACCTCATGGGTCACCTCCTTTCCCCTATGGGGATAGATACTTGATAGGGGAGTCTGAGTCAAGTTCTATTATTTTGACAACGACTTCGGTGGGTATGGAGGTAAGTCCTCCGAAGGTATGGTCTTTAGAAAAGGAGTCTGCGAGTGTTATTTTTTCTTTTGTCTTGTGGACAATCCATCCGACAGAAACGCACAAAATTGGTTCTACTTCTTCTTTTATCTCTGATATGGTTCCAACCCAGTCGCACATAGAGATGATATCTTTCCAAACAACGACAACAATGGTCTTAGGTAATGTGTTCCTTTTCTTAGTGGTCATCTATGGCCCTAGATTGTTTAGATTTTTGAGCCTACTCAAAACCCCCCCTCCCCCCATTGTCTTTAGAACAATGAGTTTCTGTCACCTGAGTGACAAAGTGGGAGGGGAGTAGTCGAGGAGGTGTGCAAAGTAACTGGGCTATGGCCCTGAGTTGCTTGAGTTTCCTTCACCTATGCTACCGTGGACCCCAAACCAGGTCGCCCTAACCCTTTCGGATTAGGCTCATAGGGAGGGTACTCTGTGTTTGTGGGTTGGTCAAGGGGTTAAAACGGAACATCTCCAGAAGAAATTTCCAGTGGTTTTGGAGAGTCGTGTTCTTTGGTGCAGGTATCTCCATGGAATGTTCCATCTTTATTGACTGGAACGTTTTTCCCTTTTTTGGATTTGCACCAATAGATATCGCCCTTGCAGTATTTGCATGGGTTTTTGCTGGGTTTTTGATCTGTGGGTATTACCCAGATCCAGGTTCCGTCTTCTTTCTGTGTTCTTTCGTGGTGTGTTCCAGAAGAGTTCCCTCCGCCACTTGAGGGTTGACTTTTGAGTAAATCTCTGATTTCCTTGAGGAGAGATACGACCTCGTTGGTTTCATCGAACATGATGAACCCCCTTTCTGGAAGGCATTGTACAGGCAATTGGAGGCAGAAGTCAATGGGAGCGTCAAAGGAAAGAGACCCAGAAGTACAATCAAGCAGACAAGCAAAGGTAGGCGGATATTTGATAAGAGAGCAGCGTCGAGCCGACATGGAGGACGCTATAGAACAAGGTCTGCACTTCGTGGATGCGGCGGAGAAGGCAGGTATTCCGTATGAGGTTGCGATGTCTGCTTCGAGAAAGGATGGTGAGTTTGGTCATTGGTACGAGTTGAGTAAGGATCGTCCCAGGTTGAGTTTAATCAAGGAGAAGAAGTATGAGCCTAAGACTTCTCTCCAGATCAAGTCTGACTTTATTAACAAGTTGAACAATGTTGGTTTATTTGACAAGATAGCGGTAATGGCGGAACAGGCTGACCCTGAGACTGAAGAGGGCAAGCAGGTTCTGGGTTTCTTCATGAGGTACATTGTGAAGGATATTCTTCCGAAGGAGACTGCTGCGAAGGTCGAGCATTCAGAGACGGCCAGTTATGAGCAGTTAACGGACGCTGAGTTGCTTGAGGCTCTCCACAGGAGGCGTGAGCAGCGACTGGAGTACACGGAGGAGATCGAGGAGGCTGACCAGAAGAGGCTTTCTCATACTGAGCAATACTTAGAGCAAGTGGAGGAATCTAATGCCGGAGATGTCGAGGGAAGAGATCCTGGAGGAGTTGAGGCTTGAGGAGGAGTTAGCCAAACGCAAGGAGTTCGATATCCTTGGTCGTTTGGCTCCTAATAAGCGTCAATGGGATTTCATTAGTACTCATTCTCACGAGACGTTATTTGCTGGTTTGAATCAGGCTGGCAAATCGACGGCTTTGTGTATCAAGGCTGCTTACCATTTGACTGGTTTATATCCTCCTGATTATGTTGGTGTTCGATTTGAAGATCCTATAAATGCTGCGATAGGTGGTGAGACTGCCCAGAGTACCCGTGACTTGTTGTGTGAGCGTTTATTGGGTGAGTTGACTGACCGTGGTTCTGGTTATTTGCCAGCGAACACCTTCAATCCCCAGGAGGACATTAAGCGTTTATCTGGTGGGATAACGAACCAGATAGACTTTTTCCGTGTGAAGCACCATGATTCTAATGGTGTATTTAATGGGTATTCCAAGTGTTACGTTTTCTCGTATTCGACGGGTTGGCAGCGTTTGCAGGGCTACACCTTGCACTGGATTGGTATTGACGAGGAGCCTCCATTCCCTGTCTATGACGAGTTCTCTGCTCGTTTGAATGCTACTAATGGCTATATGGACATCTCCATGACTCCCCTCCAGGGTGAGACTGAGTTGTATTTGATGTTCGAGGAGAGCAAAGATCCAATGGCTAGGTTCCTTTTGAACTATGACATTGACGATGCTGGTCACATGACTGACGAAGACAAGTCTCGTTTGATGGAGAAGTATGAGAATCATCCACTGGCGGAGGCCCGACTGCATGGTCGTCCTGTCCGGGGTGCTGGATTGATTTACACTGTCCCTGACGAGTTATTGATGGTGGAGGATTTTGAGATTCCGTCTACATTCAAGAAGATCATAGGTCTGGACTTCCCTCATAGCGTGGGTAATTTCGCTGCTGCGAAGTTGGCTTATGACGAGGAGAACGATGTTATCTACATGGTGGGGGAATATAAGGAGGCGGGTCAGGAGTCTTACCACTATGCTCACCGGACTTTGTGCATGGGTGGTGGGGATATTCCTTGTGCTTGGCCTCATGATGCTGGTCGTGGTTTCACTGACGGCTCTACGGTATCGTCGAAGTATTCGGACTTAGGTTTGAATATGTTGAAGGAGTTTTCTCATTTCGTAAACCCTGAAGGCAAGAAGACTTTCGCAGTAATGCAGATTATCGAGGATGTGTGTGACCGTATGGCGACTGGTAGATTCCGTGTCTTCATGACTTGTCAGGCGTTCTTGAAGGAGAAGCGTCGTTACAAGCATGATAACGGGAAGGTCGCCAAGAAGCAGGATGACCACATAATAGATGCTATGCATAAAGCAATAATGATGTTGCGTTTTGCTAAATCTGATGGTATGGATAAATCGCTACCAAAAAGACTTCCTCACTTGGATTTCTTTTCAGACTTTTGATAAGGAGAACAGATGCCACCGAAGAAAAAGCCAGACACTTACGGCGTGTCGGGCCATCGCACCGTGATGAGGGATGAACATTTCGAGATGGCTGGTGGAGGGTACGGTAGCCGAGGACCGGGTACCAGTAGATCGGCCATGTCAGGTTTTATGAAAAACTTCATGAATCAATTTTCCGCCCCCCCCAGGCCAGCCCCTAGAAACAAACAGGGAGGCTTGTTCCCATCTTCGTCTGCTAGATACCACAGGTCATCTGAGACCCGGTACGCCCCGGCATCTCTATCAAGGCAACAGCGTCGAGCAGTTAATCGCCTCGCTTACGGCACGACACATCCAAAAGTCCTGAAAGAAGCACAGGGATCTGGTGCGAAGGCTTCTGAGAATAGCAAATTCGCAAACAGTCCCCATCACCCATACTCTCACGCAGGTGGGCATGACTATTTCCAGAAAGAAATGGCAAGGGAGGGTGCGGTTTATAAGCACATTGTACGTGGAGCAAGTCAGCGTCGTCTTGATCAACCAAGGCCAAAACTATCGTTAGACCCTCCAAGTACGATAGTCAATATAGACAGAGGGACAATCGCTTCAAGGCGAGGTGGTGAGTTCGCCCGCAGAAGGCATGAGGCCGAGACAACACATAACAGCAACATGGCAATTCAGGCTGCTGACTATGCACTGGCAAGAAGCGGTCGCAGCCGACAATATTTGGGCATAGAAGACACCATTGCCGGTAAGACTAAGCGTTACCCCCACAATCAAACTATGTCGATTTCGGGCGGCACGCTCCCCAATCCCCATACAGAAAGATTCGCACAAAATTACGCCATTTCGAAAGCCGTGAGTCGGCATATGGAGAGGATTCCAAATACTCCTCCGATGGTTAGAACGCCGTATGGATCTAACAGAGTAGGAGGAAGAGGAATCCCAAGAGACCTCGGTCCTGCAATAAAAAAGATCGGAGAAAATAGTCCACCCGGATTAATGTTAGCAATTGGAATCTCCGGGGCAGCAGAGGCACTCAAGGAATCAAGGAAGCGTGGAATCTCATTTGGCAGGTACGCATCCAGTGCTGCTTCTTCGCTGCCTCCTTACGGCGGTAGAAGGTAGGAACAATGGATAACTGGGCAAACAATGCAAGGCAACACGCCATTACTCAGGCTCAAAGGCGGAAAAAGGGTGGTAATCCTTTAGTCCCCCTTGGGGGAACGCCTAAATATACTGGGGTAATGTATTCCTTTCATGCTAGAGATCCCAGGGATAGAAGTAGAACCCACTTCAAGGATTTGTCTTCTTCCCACCCAAATAATCCAATGTTCTCCAGACTCGCTTCACAAGAGGATGCGTACTGGAAGAGTGGTGCTTGGATTCCAGATGCTGGGCTGAAGACAGACACTTCTATCGAGGAGACTATAGGTTTGGTTACTGGCATTCCTTCCTTGGCTCGTCTTGGTGCGACTGGAGTCAGGGCTGCTGTTGGTTCTGGTCGTCAGGCTTTGGCGAACCGTGGTGTTGGTGGCTGGACAAAAGTGATGGACCCAGGCCGTCGTGAGTTCATGAAGAGAACAGCAAGCGTGGCTGCTGGTGCCGCAGGGGTGTCTATAACTACAAACCCACTTACACAAGTTGCCAAAAAAGGAATAGAGAAACTCCTCGGAAGGGCAAAGCAAAAAGAAGCAATAAAGAAATTCAAAGAAGCAGAAGATCAGATCTGGAATTGGGAGAGGCACGAAGTAGATGATTACGCCGGTTGGTTTCCGGAGCCACCAGAGTGGTACAAAGGACGTATGCTTAAAGATATAATTAGAGACAAGAGAGCAGGGAAGTCTTTTGAAGAAATACAGGTAATGCTTAGTTCGCATCGCAAGGAAATGTTAAAAGAGAGTAGGTGGGCATCTCAGAACGCTGCGGCTTACGATGCTACAAAACAAGTCGAGGAACTTCATAAACTGGCTCCTCATCTACCCCCAGGACACGCCTATTCACCCAAGCACCCAATGTACGGCTATCATGAAATTGACCAGATAGATGCCCTGAGCGGTTCCTTAAGTCACCCTAGCACATCATTTAATAGTGCTGCTTGGCAGGCTGAGGCGGCTGCCAAGGAGTTATTTGCGACCAGGGAATCAGTAAGGCAAGCAGAGAGGCAGATACAACTAGGGAACTGGCAAAATGATTTTATTGATAAGGATTTGGTAGAAGAGGTGCTGTCCACGAGAGCGGCACGGGAAAAGGGATTGAGGAACAAGTGGAGAAGTAATGCAAATAACAGAAAGAGAAAAGCGAAGGCGGCACGGGAAAAACACCTCAAGAATAGGAATCGTAGATAATGCAACTACCAGAAGCACAGGAACTAATCAAAAGGTTTGAGTACCTAAAACGCAGAAGGAACAACTTCGAGAAGGCGTGGCAGGACATTACGGATCTTATGATGCCTTACCGTGGTGACATAACCACTAAGAGATCCCAGGGTCAACGACGAGTCAAGGGTGTCTTTGACACCACGGCTATGAATGCAGCCGATTCGTTCGTGAACTTCATCAAGGGTGCGATCATTCCTTCTGGGAATGACTGGGTTCGTTTGAGGGCGAAGGCTCCTTTCTCGGATGTCCTTGAGGTTCGTCAGGTCTTGGATTTTGTTGCTGAGAGAGTCCTTGCTGCCCTTGCAGATAGCAACTTCTATAAAGAGAGTGCTACATTCCTCAGAGACTTTGCTGTCTTGGGGAATGGCACTCTCCATGTCCGTGAAGATGCTCCTCACTTGGGTAAAAACAATCAGACCTTTGGTGGTTTGGTTTTTGAGGCAGTTCCGATAGGTCATGTGTGGTTCCAAGTGGGCCATAGGGGGAGACCTAACTATATTATCAGGCAAGTAATAATGACCGCCATAGATGCATTCAGGTTCTTCGAGGGTGAGGCTGGTCCTGATGTTGAGTACAAACTAAATTCAGGCGACCCCATGGGGGAAGTTTCGTTCCTTCACTACTGTTTCGAGAATGAGAACTTCTTGCCGGGTGGAGTTGTTTCTCCTGATAACCGTGAGTTTGTAGGGGTGTACGTTGCCGGGGCTGGCGATTCTTCGACGGCCTCGGGTGGCATTGGTGGCCCTATTATCATCCGCAAGGCTGGTTATGACACCTGCCCGTACATTGTTGCAAGGTGGATGGTTGTTGACGGCGAGGAGTATGGTCGTGGCCGAGGTCATATAGCCCGTGCAGACGCTATGGGCATCAATGAACTACGTCGTCAGATCCTTATCGCTGCTGGCAAGGATTTGAATCCTCCATTGATGGTAGAGCATGATACTGTTGTTGAGTTGGACATCACTCCGAATGGTTTGATGGTTACGAGGCCAGCAGTGAAGATGGGTCCGCAATACCTCAAGTCTGATACTAACTATGCCGTAGCGGATGCTATTGCAAGGGAAGACAGGCAACAGATTCAGAGGGCTTTCCTCGGTGACATCCTTGAGGAGCCGGATACTCAACCTCGTTCTGCCGAAGAGAGTCGCCAGCGGCAGGGTCGTGCCCTTTCGAGGCTTTCCGCTTCTGCCGATACAGTGAACTACGAGTTCCTTGACCCGCTGATTCAGTCTGTTATCGACATCATGTATCGTGGTGGTGCGTTACCTGAACTTGATCTTCTTCAGCAGATGGCCCCGGACGCTGATTTTGAGATTGTGTATCAATCTCCATTCTTCACGGCCCAACGCCAAAGTGGGGTGAATAGGGTTCAGGCTTTCATGGAGCGTCGTCTGGCTCTGTTCCAGGTTACTCAAGATCCTATTTGGCTTGACGATTTGAATTCTAGCGAGGCTACAAATTACGATGCTAGGGTTAGCGATGTACCCGCCCAGATACTAAGAAGCCCAGAAGAGGTTTCTGCTATCAGACAGGCAAGGGCAGAGCAGCGACAGGTCGAGCAGAGGTTGGCACAAATGCAACAAGTTGCTGAAATGCAACAAGGAACTCCGCAACAGGGAGGTCCAGATGGACAAGTTTGATCACTTAATAGCCGCCAGATCCGGTTTCAAGGGGAAGGATCTGGTAGAGTTCAACAGGGGTACCAGTAAGGCACAGGCCAAGGGTTCCCTTGCCGGTCTAGTCACCGCATCTTTTGCCGTTGGCGGGGCCGGGGCGGTCAGACTTGGCGGCACGGTGGTAAAAGCATTAGCCGCTCCCACTCCGTTTAATCCGGCAAGAAGAGCGATGCTACAAGCAGCGGCGGCTGCTCCGGTAATCCTGAGTTCCCCCGCAGTAAATAATATCGCCCGCACTCTGCCACGAGCGGCGAAAAATCTGCCACGAGCGGCGAAAGATGCCGTTGGTGTTGTAATGAGATACCCCGGCCATCGACT